TACAGCCCCAGATATTAGTGGATTATTTGGAAGTAATTATATCGGTCAGAGTTCCGATCAGGTGATTCTTTATGACCACAGCAGGATGCAACGCTATGATGACCCCTATTCATCTGGTTTGAAAACTTGGTTGGTTTTGGCTAAAAATAGGCACGGCCCTTCTGCTATAGAAGTGCCAATACGAATTTGTTACAAAACTCTTAGGATCACAGAAGCTGACCGTAGTGAGTTGGCGTCTTGGCCTGGGAATAGGACTGGAGACGAGTAATGGCAGGAAGACCTAAGATCAGAGAGCAGTTCCGAACACTGGACGCAATCGGAGAGGAACGTATCTGCGAGTTGTACACCAAGGAAAGGACTGTCAATAGAGTGTTAGCTCAAATCGCCAAGAGAGGCGTTGTAGTGACCCAAAGATGGCTTTATAAGTGGTTGCACAAAACCCCTACTAGGTGGGCGTTGTGGCTGGAAGCCAAGGCGATCATTGCTCATGCTCTAGCAGAAGAAGCATACGAGATTGCACAAAACGCTTCTCCAGAAACTGTCCATGTCAGCAAGCTACAGATACAGACGAACCAATGGATGGCAGAACGCTTTAATCGCCAAGACTACGGCAAGAGTGAGGTAGCGACAGTCAATGTGACCATAGGGGAAGACTTCTGGAACGCCCTTTCCTCTGGGGAGACGAAAGACAAAAGACCAAAGTTAGATGTACCAGAGTCCGATCACGAAATAGTACAAGAGGAGAAACCAGATGAATGATGAAGACAACGCCACGATTCTGGAAGGACTCAAAGAGTCGGTAGAGGAAGAACATCCAACTTGGACTGAGGATCAAGTGGGATGTGAAGTTAAAGTTCAATTTGAGGAGACAAGTTATGAGTGAAGGAATCGCATTATGGGAGATCACAGGAGATTTGAGACAGGTCTTTGATAGGCTTGAGGAACAAGGTGGTGAGTTAACTGACGATCTTGAGGAACAGCTAGACAGCTTAAACCTTGCAGCAGAGACAAAACTGGAAAACCTAGCTTGCTACATCCAGAACCTAGAAGCAGAAGGAAACGCTATCGTAGAGACGGCTTCTAAGGCAGTCGATAGGGGCAGGAGTAGATTGGCAAAGGCGAAGCGTCTGAGAGCTTACATGGCTCTTAATATGGATGCTATAGGGCAAGACAGAGTGGATACTGATCGTGTGTCAGTTAGACTCAAGAACTCTCAGCCTAAAATTGAATGGTCTGGCGAAGCTGAAGATATCCCAGAACAGTTCCAGAGACATACTGTCGCACTGGATAAGAAGTCGGCCAAAGCGTGGCTCAAAGAGAATAATGAGCTACCAGAAGGATTTGTGATTACGACTGGCAAGCACATTTCACTATAGGGGGAATATGTCTACAATGATGGCAGTAGCATTTATAGCAGGAATCCTAGTATGGTCTTGGTTTATGGCCTCAAATGAAGGAAGGTGGAAATGATTGACCTAGAGAAAGTAATGACCTGGTTCGCTGTGCTGGCAGGGATATGGCTTGCGATGTTCATCTCCCAACAGATGACCATGAGGGCAGTCAGGACAGAGCTGTCAGAGATGGTGATTCCGATACATGAACCTAGGCCAGATCCTAGGCTGCCATTGACAGCCAACCCTGACCTAGACTCTATTGCATGGTGTCTATCATATAGAGAGACAGGCAAATAACGTGCTTGGTCACTCCCCAAGGCCAGAGGATAGGGAAACCACCGAAGAGCCATGCAATGAGGCCGTCTGAGCCTCATGTCCTTTGTAGCTCGGTTATCCTAAAGGGAGTGACCATTACCTTGACTCCAGAAGAGATTGAAAAGGCTAGAGATTGGTCCCACCGAAAAGCCCTAGCAAAAACACCCGAAGGACACCATCAGACAGATAATCGCAGTGAAGTGAAGCGATCACTCACAGGGATCACAGGAGAGATGGCTGTAGAAAAACTCCTAGAGCGTACATTCATTGACTGGGAAATTGGGAAGTCCTCTCGCTACGCCAAGCCAGACCTGGAACCCATTGGCCTTCGGTGGGGAGTCAAGACAGTAACCGAAGGACTGAATCATGCGATTGAGATTGAGAATCATTACCATCAAGTGATGGTGTCTAAACACTCCGACACACAGCTAGAGGTCTTAGGGTTAGCTACGACTGAGATCCTGAATGCCCACCAGGACTCATCCCTGATCAAAGACAAAAGGATGAGAAGTAGGAAGACAGCATTTACTGGATACGAGCATCTGATGCCAGGAAATCTCCTAAAGGACTACGTTGACTGCTTGCTCTATGAATGGGACTGGCAACCCAGGTACGCCAACCGTCCCCTGAAAACTAGCGGCTAGTGGCCCAACGCTTTTTCTTATAACGCCTATGTGGGACATCTGAAGCACCTTCTGGGACTCCGATTACCTGATTTGCATACAAGACCCATACTGTGACCTTATTGTCTGCTGACATATCGGGGTAACGGCCATCAATGTAATCGGTGACAATATCATCAGCCGTATCGCCAACGAAGAGAGCTTTATTGCCATTACTTCCAGGCATTGGCTTGAACTGGTCTGGATAAAGCCTTACTAACTCTTCTGCTGAGATGAAAGGCTCTGGTACATGGACCTTCCTCCTCTTTGACAGCTTGAGTAAATGATGTCTCCTAGCATCTACCCTAGACTTCTGATTGCGTAGCTTTCCCATCTTGTAAGCCCTCTTAGCTTTTGCGATCATCTCGTCTTCACTCATCATCTTCTGGCTCAGAAGGTGTAATCCTGTATGCCGTCACTGGGCGTGAGACACGCTGCCCACCAGTCGAGACATTTCTAGTCTGCACAATTTTTGTCGTGCATTCTAATCGTCCAGCAGACTCCAGCACATCCAGCCTAGCGTAAATGCTACTGGCAGACATACCCATTAATGCTCTCAATTCTTTCATTGTGTAAACATTTTCCTCATCTCGCCTCTTCCCAGCAGAAAACGCCTTTTCGATCTCTTCAATAATCTGTTCGGAGGTTATATGACTCATTGTTTTCCTTGGATCGGAGTTTCTCTAGATACATTCGACAGCAAAGGTCTGACCTCGATTTCGCCATCGTCACTAATAATAATTACAAGTATGCCAATGCTCGCCATATTTTCTACTGCGATTCTATGTACCCATTCGGTAGCTAATTGAAAAGCCGGTGTACTAATCATTCGGGTTACACCACGATGATCATAACCTGAATCCATGTACTGATGATTGTGGGATCGGATGCCAATATCGGCTGGCCTCTTTTCATCCCATGCCTCTTGAAGATTACCCCTCTTCATCTCCTGCCACATTTCCAAGGCAGCTTCAGCCCATACATCGAAAGCGTACAGACGGCTATAGCCACCCCTGGTATTTGCTCTTTGTCCCATGCGTCCATGATGGCTTATTGAGAGTCTGACATCTCCAATGTCTAACCTGCGTCTATAGCTAGAGTACATCCCTGTATCGGGATCTTGTTCTATCGGCCAACCTTGCTGTGATAATGCCCTTGCAATTCCTTCCTCTGACTCTGCTGATCTGCCAACGTGGACTGGGGTTCCACGCATCACATGGATCTGTTTCGGCTTGAGAGCTAACGGCACTCCGAGACACTCCATCGCTGTTCGGATATGGATGCCTGTTAATGGACTAGCAATCTGTGGCGTAGAATGATGATCCCCATCAATTAAATCGCCATTCAGAACTAAGTGCAGGGTGTTCCTTCGTGCTAAGCTCTTAACAGTGTCCCAGTGCTTTTCCCACTCTTCCCATAACCATTTCTGGGCATCAGACGATTCATACCAGCCGCCATCATCTAATTCTATACCTGTGTCGGGACACAATCCGATAGTCGATCCACAATGCAGATCACTCGCAATCGCTATTACTGTAGACATCACTCGCCCCAAAGGGCGTATCCTGCTCCTAATCCTGCGACAGCCAGCCACCAATCAGCTTTAATTCTTAATCCAAACGATGGAGTCATCGAACTTCGCAGAGCTTCGATCTCTAATTGCTGCACTCTGGTTTTATCTTCGTATTCTATCACTACATTCCTAAGACTCACAATCATCGTATTCTGGGTCTGTGAACGCAGTGCCTGGGAAGCTGAAATTTCACGTTGCACTTCTAGTGAGGTTTCGAGTGAAGCAATCTGAAATTCGTAGCCCTCAACCACCTCATCAAGTTGTACTTGTGCTGAGTCTGCTAGACTGGCTCTGAGAGTCTCTGTAGTCGCTTCTAAGGCACTTCGTGCCTCTTCCCTACCACTTACTAACGAATCAAGCTGGGACTCCCTGTATTCCAATTCTTTCCAATAATCTGATTCCAACGAATC